CCGCCACCACCGCCGCCACCGCGTCCAGCGCCTCGTGGTAAGGATCCATTAGCACAATCATTTACGATTACTGATAATCCAGGTGCGTTTGTAACGGAGGTTGATGTTTACTTCAGAACAAGAGATCCTCTGCTCCCAGTAACAGTCCAACTGAGACCAATGATTGCGGGTGTACCATCTGCACAAGTATATCCTTTTGGTGAGGTTATTCTGGACTCCAAGGATGTTATCGAAACCTTTGATGCATCTATTCCAACAAAAGTTACATTCCCTGCACCAGTATACTTAAATGGCAACACAGATCATGCGATCGTTCTGTTGTCACAATCAAACGAGTATACAGTATGGATCTCTAGAATGGGTGAAGTTGATATTAGTACGCTTCTTCAACCAGAATCTAGACAAGTAGTTGTGTCCGCACAACCAGTTCTTGGTTCTCTGTTTAAGTCTCAAAATGGTGCTACTTGGACTGCAAGCCAATATGAAGATCTTAAGTTCAATCTTTATACTGCAAAGTTTGGAGACTCTGCAACAGTATCCTTCTTCAACCCAGAGTTGAATAAAGGAAACCAGCAGATTGCAACTTTACGTAAGGACGCTCTGGAATTTAACTCCAGAAAATTAATTGTAACTGCTAATGATATTATTAACACCAGTCCCTTTGTTGAGGGTAACACCATTGTCCAACAAAATACCTCCGCTAGAGGTGACTATGTTGGTGCAGGTGGATCTGCAACTGGAGCATTAACAATTGTAAATGCTGGTATTGGATATACTCCATCTGATGGAAATCAGTTTACCTTTACAAATGTTCCTCTCATAACATTCTCTGGAACAGGTAGAAATGCTACTGCAGATATTACAATCGGATCTGCTGGTGCTACGAATGGAGTTGCAATTGCAGCAACAATTAATACTGGAGGATCTGGTTATCAAGTTGGTGACGTATTCACTGTAGATACAATTGGTAATGACCAATTGGGAAGAAACTTACAACTTTCTCTGCCAGCAATTACTGGAATTAATGAATTAATCCTCGATAATGTCCAAGGCGATTTTGAATTGAATGCATCTAAACCTTTACAGTACATTAGTCCAACCACTGGTATTACAACTATGACATTAGTTGCTGGTGGAAATGCTATTATCGATGACTTTGAATTAGCATCAGTCGCTGAAGATGGATTGCACATTAAGGTTAACCATAAGAACCATGGTATGCACTCGACCATTAATATTGTTAAGATATCTGATGTAGGTGGCGATTCTAAACCAACAACTCTTACTACAGAGTATACAAACTCAGATTCTACTGCGATCAGTATCGCAAGTACTGCAGGATTTGCAACTTTTGAAAATGTATCTGTTGGAGCAACAAATCCTGGTTATGTACGTATTGATGATGAAATCATCGCTTACACTGGAGTTGCCAATGGTCAACTAACTGGTATTACTAGGGGTGTAGATAACACAAGAACATTTACATACCAATCAAACACCAGACTTCAAAAGTATGAAAACAATGGAATATCATTGAGACGTATTAATACAAATCACTACTTACAAGATTCTCTGGTTTCTAGAGGAATTGGTCTTGATTATTACTATATTAGAATTAATACAGCAGCAAATGGTGTTAATAGAAATACTGGAAGCGGATTTGCAAAACTCTATCAAACAATATCCAAATCAAGTGGTGGCGATAGAATTCACGCAACGCAGAATATTCAGTATGAAGCAGTTCGTCCAATTGTCCAGGCATTAAACCTGCCAGGAACACAGACCACTGCGACACTCAAGGGTATTACTGCAACAAGTGTTGATGGCAATGAGATTTCATTCCAGGAAACAGAAGCAACTCCAATCAATCTGACGGAAGATACATATCTCCCAGAACCCAGAATGATTGCCTCAAGAGTCAATGAACTTGAGCAACTTGACAACCTTCCTGGCAATAAGTCAATGGAAGTAACGTTCACACTATCAACTGCAAACTCAGCAGTATCTCCTGTTATTGACTTGGATAGGGTTGGTATGGTTCTTATTACCAACAGAGTGAATTCTCCAATTACTGATTATGCAAATGATCCAAGAACATCTACGTTAAACGAAGATCCAACAGCATTCATCTATGCAAACAAACCAGTTGAATTAGAAAATGCTGCGACATCCATTAAAGTTCTCTTATCTGGTTATGTAAATACATTTAATGATATTAGAGTGTTCTACTCTATTAGCAATGAACCAGAGAATAACCCATTATATTATCCATTCCCAGGTTACAACAACATTGATACAGCAGGCAGAATTATAGATTTTGCTGCTTCTAATGGACTGCCCAATAAGAGAGTTCCAAAGACAGACATCTTAGCATCAGATAGTGCAAATCTCCCATTCAGAGATTATGAGTTTAGTATCGATAATTTACCAGAATTTAGATACTTTACAATTAAGATTGTTGGAACATCAACAAACCAAGCATATCCACCTAGATTTAAAGACCTTAGAGTAATTGCACTTGCATAATATGGATAATAGATATTTCAAAGTAGAAGGTCATAGTTATTTGGTCAGAGATTCACGTAGTAATGCTATTGTGAATCTCGACAAAAATGGGTATGACTCATACAAAAATTTGAAGCGTGCAAAAAGTAGGGAGCGAGATCGAATTGATAAATTAGAAAATGATATTGGCGAAATTAAAGATCTCTTGAGGCAACTAATAGAGAAGGATCAGTAACATGGCAACACCAACATCTAGGCAACAATTAATCGATTATGCTAAAAGGCAACTAGGTGCTCCTGTTTTGGAGATTAATGTTGCTGATGAACAAGTTGAAGATATTATTGATGACTCACTTCAATATTTTTATGAGAGACATTTTGATGGTGTTATACAAACGTACTTAAAGTATGAGGTTACTCAAGAAGATATTGACAGAGCAAGAGCAACAGCAGGTGGAGTAGGAATTGCCACAACATCTGCTACAGCAAATATTGCAGGAACGCCAACAACATTTAACTTCTTTGAATCTAACAACTTTATTCAAATTCCTCCTCAAATTTTAGGTATCAATAAAGTATTTGCATTTGAGGGATCGAGTAGTCTCTCAAGTGGTATGTTCAATATAAAATACCAGTTGTTTCTAAATGATGTCTATTACTGGGGATCAACAGAACTCTTAACGTATTCGATGGTTAAGAGATACTTATCTGATATTGACTTTCTATTAACTACAGAAAAACAAATAAGATTTAATCAAAGGCAAGACAGACTTTATATGGATATGGATTGGGGGTCAGTAACTCCTGGTCAATTTTTAATTATTGATTGCTATAGACTGATTGATCCTGCGGATTCGCCAAGAGTATGGAGCGATTCTTTCCTGAAGAAGTACGTTACTGCTGCACTTAAAAAGCAATGGGGACAAAACTTAATTAAATTCCAAGGAGTAAAACTTCCTGGTGGTACTGAATTAAATGGAAGACAAATTTATGATGATGGGGTAAATGAACTCAATGCCCTTATTGATAAGATGTCCTCAACATATGAACTTCCACCGTTAGACATGATCGGATAGTAATATGGCACTCAATCCTTTTTTCTTACACGGATCTTCTGGTGAACAGAATCTGGTTCAAGATTTAGTAAACGAACATTTAAAAATGTTCGGAGTTGAAATATATTACATTCCCAGAGTTTATGTAAATGAAAAAACGATCATGGAAGAAGTGTCCAGATCGGAATTTACTGCTGCCGTTCCATTAGAAGCATATATTGATACCTATGATGGATTTAGTGGAGCAGGGACACTTTTATCTAAATTTGGAGTGCAAGAGATTGATGACTTAACATTAGTCATATCTAAAGAAAGATATGAGAGTGTAGTTGAGTCTCAAATAGCAACGATAAACAAAACAAAACTAACAAATAGACCAAAAGAAGGAGACTTAATCTACTTCCCACTGGGAGATAGATTATTTGAGATCAAGTACGTTGAGCACGAAAAACCTTTTTGGCAACTTCAAAAAAATTATGTCTATGAATTAAGATGTGAGTTATTTGCATATAATGATGAAGAGATTGATACTGGAATCTCAGAAATCGATGATAATGTAATAGATGAAGGTTACATTCAAACATTTAGTATGGTTGGGGTGGGTTCAACCGCAACTGCAATTACAAGTCTCAGAGATGGTGTTGTAAGAAATATTGTCGTATCTAGAAGAGGTTCTGGTTATGATGAAGCACCAAGGGTAGCAATTACATCTGCTCCTTCTGGTGGATTGACTGCGGTTGGAATCGCATCAATGATTGGCGGAATAATTGATCTTTGCGAAACAAGTCCCGATAAACTAAGAGTACAGAGAGTTGATATCGCAGATCCTGGTTATGGATATACATCTGCACCTAGAGTGACTTTCCATGGCGGTGGTGGAAGCGGAGCATATGCAACAGCAAATATTTCAGATAGTGCCATTGGTATTGTAACCATAACAAGTGCTGGTAGTGGTTATATCGGTATACCAACTGTTACTGTTGTAAAACCAGGAATTGGAAGTACAACGATTGATGCAAGAATAAAAGCAAGAATATCTGGACTTGGTACATTGACAGAATTGATTATAGAAGATGCTGGTGGATATTATGAAGGGGTTCCTCAGATAATCATTTCTGCGCCACAACAAACTGTTGGATATGGAACTTACATACCAAATGAAGATGTTGTTGGGGCAGCAAGTAGTGCAACAGCAAGAGTTAAATCCTGGAATGCAGTGACTCAGGTTCTCAAGTTAGGAGATATTATAGGAGAATTCTTGCCTGGTGAAGTTATTGCTGGTCAATCGAGTGGTGCAGAGTATGCAACAATAAACATAAATACATTTAATGTGCCAGAAGATAAGTTTGCACAAAACGATACTATTGAATTAGAAGCAGATCAAATACTTGACTTTAGCGAATCTAATCCATTTGGTATCCCCTAAGGAGTTACACTATGTTTGATCATTTTTATCACCAGATTTTTAGACGAACCGTAATTGGATTTGGAACACTCTTTAATGGAGTAACCATCAAAAGAGATGGTGGAGAAATCATTAAAGTTCCTCTTGCATATGGTCCCACTCAAAAGTTTTTGGCACGTCTTGAGCAGCAACCAGATTTGAATAAACCAGTTCAAATCAGTTTACCAAGAATGTCATTTGAATTTACTGGTGTGTCTTATGATACTAGTAGAAAACTGGCATCAACTCAAGCATATGCTGTAGCATCTAAAGATGATAGAACAGACATCAAAAAGATGTATTTTCCTGTTCCATATAATATGAGTTTTGAACTGTCTATCATGGCACTTTTAAATGATGATGCACTACAAATTGTAGAACAGATACTGCCATATTTCCAACCTAATTTTAATTTATCCATAGATCTGGTTGAATCAATAGGAGAGAAAAGAGATATTCCAATCACTCTTGAAAGTGTGTCTTTTGAGGATAATTATGATGGTGATTATACTAGTAGAAGAGTTTTACTCTACACATTAAAATTTACTGCCAAAACATTCTTGTTTGGTCCAGTTCCAGAAGCAAGCAAAGATGTTATTACCAGAGTTTCTGTTGGACTTGCTGGAGGAGATCCAAGTCCAGAAGCAAAGAGAGATCTTATTTACAAATCTCCAACAGCAACAAAGGCATACAATGGAAATGTTATTACTAATCTAGATGTTGATATTAGTGATAAAGACACTGTTATTGCAGTCAATGATTCCACAAACATTCCTGTCAGATCTTACATAACGATAGATGATGAAACATTATATGTAAAATCTAAAACAAATAATGATTTAACAGTAACTAGAGGAATGTATAATACAAGGGCAAACGAGCACGTTGGTGGTGCAGGTGTTCTTCTAATAACTGCTGCTGATAATGATTCTATTCAAGCAGGTGATGATTTTGGATTTAGTGGGTGACAAATATGCCAGACAAATTTAGCGATTTAAATGATGCCTTTGATGTTGAGGCAGAGATTGTAAGGAAAGAACCAGAAAAAAAGCAAATAAAAAAACCATCAGATAAAGAAGACGTAACCAAAGATTACGAATATACAAGAGGCAATCTATATTCAATTATTGAGAAAGGTCAAGAAGCACTTGATTGTGCTTTGGAACTTGCACAAGATGGTGGTCAACCAAGACAATATGAGGTTGTTGGTCAGTTAATTAAAAATGTTGCAGATGCAACTGATAAATTAATTGATCTTCAGAAAAAATTAAAAGAATTAGATGCTGATCAGAAAGGACCAACTAACGTAACAAATAATGCGATGTTTTTTGGATCTACTGCTGAGTTATCCAAAATGATTAAGGCACAATCTAAAAACCTAAAGGAAGATAAATAGAAAAAAAGTGTTTTCTAGAGATGCCTAGTTTCGATATAGATCCCCAAAAATTAAGAAAAGACGCTCGTGCTGCAAAGGTAAGAAACCTTGTAAAGGGCGGTGCTACTGAAGGAGAAAGAACGGCAGCACTTAGCAAAACAACTGGTCCATCTTTACCAAAAGGATCAATCAAAAAGGGAATGAATCCCAATGAAGAAGTTGTTCCTGGTCTTAAAATAGTTGATATCATTCTTGGTGAGCAAAAGTGTGGCAAAGGCATGTACTACTGCTACACAGATAAAAAGTGTAAGAAGATTCCTGATGGTTTAAAAATGACCGCTAGGTTTAGTGGCGGAGATAAAGAACCAGAGGAAGTTGGAATTGATACTCCCACTCAACATGGTGGAAACACTAATGGTAAAGGTGGTGATTTTGGTGAAGGACTTTCTATTGAAGATGCTTTTGGTAATAAGTTTATGGAAGTAGTTGACCTCATCAAACCAGAAGAGATTGCTGAGAAGTGTTGGAAGGGTTATACCCAAAAGGGTCTTAAGAAAAAAGGTAAAAAGATGGTTCCCAACTGTGTTCCTGTTGGTGAAGAAAAAGATCATGAAGTATCAATGGCACAAGCACAACTTGATAAATCTGCAAAGAATATTAAGGATCTTAAAAAGAAATTAGGAACTAAAGAGAAGAACATTCCTGCATGGGTTCAAGCAAAAATTACTGATACTGAGCATAACACTGATGCTGCAGCAGGATATACTAAAAAAGAGGAGACCGAAATGCAAGAAGCAAAAGTAGATGCTGGATTAACTGACAAAGAAAAAGCAAAAGTTAGAACTGCAAGACAGGGTTATGCAGGTGCAGAACTTCGTGTTGGTAGGAATGTAAGTTCTCACACTGGAAATGTTGCAAGAAGAGCAGCACATAGAGAAAGAGATGAGATGAATAAGGACAAGAAAGATGTCCGTAGAGGTAAGACTAGTGGAACTCAGTTCCAGGGAAAAACTGGAGCAGAGCGTCTTGCTAAGGTGAAATCGGAACTTGGTGAGGCAGTAAGACTTCCATCAGAATTTGGTCATATTATGGCAGTTGTTGTGATGTGGAGAGGTAAGTCTTACCACATCAGAATGTTCTTCCCCCAGGCAAAGATGCCAACTAAAAAGGAAGCACAACTAGAAATTGAAAAGGTATATCCTGGCGGTAAAGTTCTTAGTGTAGTAAGAAACGATCTTCCAAGTCAATTTGCTCCTATCAATTCACCTTTGTTTAAGGTGACTAAGGAAGAGAAAGAAATGGGTTGTCCCAAATGTGCTGGTAAGTGTGGTAAAGGATGTGAATGTGAGTGCCACGGTGAAGAGAAAGAAGTTGATGAAGCAGCAGGTGAAAAAGATGCTTGCTACAAAAAGGTAAAATCTCGTTATAGTGTATGGCCAAGTGCATATGCATCGGGAGCATTATCTAAGTGCCGCAAAGTCGGTGCTGATAACTGGGGCAATAAATCTGAAGAAGTATTAGCAGATATTGCTGCACAGTATTTGTTTAATGAGGGAATCAATGAAGATGGTGTAGATATTTTTATTGAAGAACTTGGTTTGGATCAGTTTGTAAATTTTGTAGAAGGTCTCTCTGCAGACACTTATCTTACTGAAGCAAGAGCAGCAAAAAAAGCAAAAAAGGGTGCTAAGTCTTATGCCGAAGTAAAAGCAGAGATTGATGCTAAAGAAGCAGCAAAGAAAAAACCATCTGCACAAAAAACAAAAGCGGCAACAGAAGTTGCTAAAAAGGAACAACCTAAAAAGAGACCCGTTCTAGATGGAATTGCAAGACAAGTCCTCAAGGGAATGGAGCGTCATAAAGCTGCAATGGCAAAAGGAAAGCGTGACATCGAGACAACCAAAAAACTCGTTGGAGGAACTGCTAAAACTGTTGCAAAAGTAGCAGCAGTAACTCATGAAGCAGGTCGTCGTGCTGGTGAATCTAAAGTTGGACAAGCAGTTAAGAAGGCAGGTAGTGCCGCAATCAAAGCAGGTGTTGCAAAAGCCAAAAAAGACATTGAATCATTAAAAGTCAGAAAGGAGGAAGAAGATCGCCTGGGAAAGTCTGAAGTTAGCGAGAAGATGAATCTCGCTAACGCAGATATGGGTGATGTTGTAAAAGACTTCTATAAATCTGATGCTCCACAATTTAAAGGCAAATCTAAAGAGAAGCGTCGTCAGATGGCAATCGCTGCTAAATTAGAGGCGGAAAGAGGTGAGCAAAAAGAAGATTGGCAAAAGGTCAATCGTAAAGATAAAACGGATGGATTAAGTCAAAAGGCAGTCAATGCTTATCGTAAAGAGAACCCAGGTTCTAAACTGAAGACTGCTGTTACAACCAAACCATCTAAACTTAAAACTGGATCCAAAGACGCTAAGCGTAGATCTTCATTCTGCTCCAGGATGAAGGGTATGAAGAAGAGACTGACCTCTGCAAAAACTGCAAGAGATCCAGACTCCAGAATCAATAAAGCACTTCGTCGTTGGAATTGCAACTGATGAAAACCTTTAAACAGTTTATTTCAGAAGCAAGTGAGGGTGGTTCTCCTTATAGAGAATACAAACCCAAAAAACAACCAAAACCATCTCAACCCCCAGAGGGATTTGATAACTTTAGAAAAAAATACTTGAATAAAAAAGATGATGAAAAAATCGAAGAGGGGCGCAAAAGTGGTGATTATTCTTTGCGTGACTGGTTTAGCAAGAGTCGCTCTTCTGATGGCACCCCTGGTTGGGTTCAATTGGGTGGTAAATACGGAGGAAAACCCTGTGCAAAACAACCAGGACAAAAAACCAAACCAAAGTGTGGTTCTTCAAAAATGAAGCGCAACCTCTCTAAAAAAGAAGAGGAGAGTGCATTTAGAAGGAAGAACAAAAAAGACAAGAATCCAAATCGTAAAGGTAAACCAATTAACGTTGCTACTGAAGTTAAAAAGAAGAGGAAGAAAAAATGAAAAACTTTAAACAGTTTATGTCAGAGTCAGTAAATATTTCTGGCGACTTTAATGGCAACCTTTATATCAACTCTCAACAAGAACAACCTCAAGAAGTCGGTGAGAACTATGTTGCAGATGTGATGTGGAAAGGAAGTCTATATAGACTTGAGATGGTTACTAAAACTGGTCTACCATCAAAAAGAGAATTAGGTGAACAACTCCAGCAAGAATATCCAGGAGCTATTGTACATAACATTTATCCAGTAGAAGAAAAGAATTTTAATATCAAAAATGCACAGAGGTATCATCCCTCAAAACTAGAATGGATTGATTGATTCATGGCACAGTGGAATAAGAATACACAAGACTTTCTAAACCAAGAGAGAAGTCTCTTTGAGGTTTATAATATCGCAGATCACTGGGGAAACCAGACAGACTGGAGACCTCAGTTTTCTGACAATAACAGACTAAAGGTTGCTCCCTTCCAAACAGTTTTCTTCAATACTTTCCAGTATGGTAAGGAGACCGATGTTTGGGATGAGAGAGTCACTGGTGTTGCAACTGCTACTCATAATCCCAATTCCAGTAATGTGGTTATGGAGGTTGGATCTACTGCTGGTAGTAAGGTTGTCAGGCAGACAAAGAATGTAATGAGATACATTCCTGGTAGACCAGCAACTCTCGCATTTGCAGTTCGTCTAGAAACACCACAAGTCGGTATTCGCAGAAGATTCGGATTGTTTAATGAGACTGATGGTGCTTTCTTTGAGGATGATGGTGGCACATATTCTTATGTAATTCGCAGCAGTGCATCTGGTATCACCACAGAAACAAGAGTAACCAGAGAAAACTGGAATGGTGAAAAGTTTGATGGTAACGGATACACTGGTGTAACTGCAGATCCAACCAAACAACAGATGATTTCCATTAACTATGAATGGTATGGTGCAGGTGGTGTAACATTTAATTGGTTAATGAAAAATGAGACTATTGCTAGCCATAAATTTGAGAACTCAAATGTCAATGATTTAGTTTGGTGTAGAAGTCCATTCCTTCCAATTCGTTGTGAGATTGAGAATGTAACTGGTGTTGCTGGAACTCATTATCTCTATCAAGGTTCTAACTCTCTGATCCAAGAAGGTGAACCAGAAAAACTTGGTACTTTGTTGAGTATCTCAAATCCCATTGGAGGGACAACGATGCTTACTGCTAATACTTTCTATCCAATCATCAGTTTGCGTCTTAAGGTATCTGGACTTCAGGCAGTTATGTTACTGAGATCTCTACAGGCAGTAACGAACGATAATACGAATGTCTATTGGAGACTTTTTGAGAATGCAACTTTGACTGGTGCGAATTGGACAAACCATCCAGATCCAAACTCTTTTATCCAATATGATACTACAGCAACAGCAGTCACTGGAGGAATAACACTCCTCTCAGGATTTACGATTGCTGGTGGTGCTTCTTTAGTGGATGTTGATAGTAAAGCGACATTGCAACTTGGAAGATCTGGTATTGGTACAATCAGTGATACTTATACTCTTGCTTGTGCTTCTCCTAATACCAACAAAGCAGCACTTGCTGTTTTAAACTGGATCGAACAAAGATAATAAATAGAAAAAAGATTTTGTAAAAATGTCCATCAAAATAAAAACTGGTATTACTACAGTTGGAACTGCTGGAACTGACTTTGATGGTCAGACAGAAATTACCTTTTTCCAAGTCAGCACATCTGGATTAACCTCAACTACTATTATTAGAACCAATTCTTTAGGAACTGAAATTGGTAGATATTATGTCAATGCAGTATCCGAATCAAAAGAAGTGACTCTTAGAAAAGAACCAACGGATTTATTTAAAACTGCATCTGGAACAATCGAAGGTGTAGGTATCGCAATTTATTGAGTTTAATTCATGTCTGTTGATCATTATCTTGGTAATCCATTACTAAAAAAAGCAAATACAACTCAAGAATTTACAGAAGAACAAGTTCTTGAGTTTGCAAGGTGTATTGATGATCCAGTCTACTTTGCAATGAATTATATCCAGATTGTTACTCTGGATCATGGTCTACAAAATTTTAGACCATACGAATTCCAAAAAGTTATGTTGGATAGGTTCCATCATAACCGTTTTAATGTATGTAAATTACCTAGACAGTCTGGTAAGTCAACTATTGTTGTATCTTATCTATTACATTATGCAATCTTTAACGACAACGTAAATATTGCAATTCTTGCTAACAAAGCATCTACAGCGAAAGATCTTTTAGATAGATTGCAAACTGCATATGAGAATTTACCTCGTTGGTTACAACAAGGTGTTTTGACATGGAACAAAGCATCTCTTGAATTAGAGAACGGGTCAAAGATTATCGCAGCATCTACCTCAGCATCTGCTGTTCGTGGTGGATCTTATAATATCATCTTCCTGGACGAATTTGCGTTCGTTGCAAATCACATTGCGGATCAATTCTTCAGTTCAGTATATCCAACAATCTCTTCTGGTAAAAACACCAAAGTTATTATCGTGAGCACGCCTCACGGTATGAACCATTTTTACAAGATTTGGCACGATGCCGAAAGGCAAAAGAACGAATATATTCCAACTGAAGTTCATTGGAGCGATGTTCCAGGAAGAGATGAGGCGTGGAAGAGACAAACAATTGCAAATACTTCTGAACAGCAGTTCAAGGTAGAGTTTGAATGTGAGTTCTTAGGATCTGTTGACACTCTAATTAATCCGTCCAAAATTAGGACGATGGTTTATGAACAACCTCAAATAAGTCATCAAGGATTAGATGTTTTTGAACATGCTAAAGAAGGAAATAACTATGTAATTACAGTTGATGTTGCTAGAGGAGTTGGTAGTGATTACTCTGCATTTACTGTAATTGATATAACTACATTTCCACATAGATTAGTTGCAAAGTATAGGAATAATGAAATTAAACCTATGCTATTTCCAAGTGTTATACATGAGGTTGCACAGAATTATAATACGGCATATATTTTATGTGAGGTCAATGATGTTGGAGATCAAGTAGCGTCTATTTTAAACTATGATCTAGAATATCCAAATGTACTTATGTGCTCTATGAGAGGAAGGGCAGGACAAATTGTTGGACAAGGATTCTCTGGAAAGAAAACACAACTTGGTGTCAAGATGTCCAAGACCGTTAAAAAGGTTGGATGTTTGAATCTCAAAACTCTTATTGAGGAAGACAAGTTAATATTTAAAGATTATGATATTATTGCAGAATTAACCACATTTATTCAAAAGCACAATTCATTTGAAGCGGAAGATGGGTGTAATGATGACTTGGCAATGTGTCTCGTAATCTATGCTTGGTTAGTTGCTCAAGACTACTTTAAAGAATTAACAGATCAAGATGTTAGAAAGAGATTATATGAAGAGCAAAAAAATCAATTGGAACAAGACATGGCACCATTTGGTTTTGTTATAGATGGTTTAGATGATAGTTCTTTTGTTGATGCCGATGGAGATCGTTGGCATACTGATGAATATGGTGATATGTCATATATGTGGGATTATCGATAATGGATTTAGATGGTCAGTTAAAGTTTGGTCATTTACTATTACATGAAAGAAAGTGTCGTGTTTGTGGAGATAGAAAAAACTTAATCGAAGGGTTTTATAGAACTAGAAAGGACAGAGGAGCAGTTGCATCTTCATACTCATATGAATGTAAAGAATGCACTAAAAAGAGAGTAAATAAGGGATCAAACACATGGGAGTATCCAGATTGGTAGGATCACGTCAATATTCCCCGCGTAAATGACCTTTTTAATAAATATTTCCAGATAAACTGAGACTATCAAGGAGACAGAATCTCATGGCGACTCCTCAATTATCTCCTGGTGTACTTACTAGAGAGGTTGATTTAACCGTAGGAAGAGCTGAAAATGTTCTTGACAATATTGGAGGTATTGCAGGACCCTTTGAGCTTGGACCTGTAAACGAACCTATCACGGTATCGACTGAGCAAGAGTTGATCAACAACTTTGGTAAGCCAAAAACAGAAGACAACCAGTATGAGTACTGGATGAGTGCTTCATCATACTTGCAGTATGGTGGTGTTTTAAAAGTTGTTCGTACAGACGGAGACAATCTTGCTAACTCAAACGTTGGTGTAGGTACTTCCTCTGTTGCAGGAACAAAGATTAAGAACTTTGATGATTATAACACAAACTACGCAACATCTGCTGCATCTTTCTATTATTCAGCAAAGAACCCTGGCACATGGGGTAACGATCTCAAGGTTTGTGTTATTGATGACTTAGGAGACCAAATCCTTGGTATTGCAACCACATCTGGTGCATCAGTTGGTGCTCAAGTTGGATACGGAGTTACTGTAGATATCAGTGGTCAAGTTATTCCTGGTCTTGGAACAACTGAAGCATTCCAGGGTTACTTAAAGGGTTTGATTACCCAAGTAATTGATAGCCCAGAGTTAGGTCAAACTGCAGTTGTTGTAAAAATACACTCAAGAGTATCGACTGGTGGAACACAACCTGGAAGGCACTATAGAGTAAGGTATACTGAGAATAGTGCATATTCAGCATTCCTCTTAAATCAAAGAATCAGTTTCATTGATAACAATGGAGACGTTGCATCTCCAGTAGACTCTCTTTCTGCAGTTGGAATTACAACATCTACTGCAATCAATGGGGAGCAGGGTCAAGTTTATACTGGAATTGCTGGAACTGCAAGTGGTGCTGGTTCTCAAGGAACATTTACCATTACAAGAAATAACACTGATGGTAATGTTGATGCTGGCGGAGTAACTATTGTTAATCCTGGACTTGGATACACAGTTGGTGAAACTGTAACCTTTGCTGGTTCTGCAGTTGGCGGTTACGATTTATCTCAAGGTGCTATTGATCAAATTGGTTTGACAACTGCATCCACTGTTCCCGCTGCATCAAATGGCATCTATATCAATGTTGCTGGCGTAAGTACTGTTGGTACTGGCGTATCCTTCAATGTTTATAGAAATGCTTCTGGTGGAATTGGAACCGTCACAATGGTTGCGGAAGGTCTCGGATACGAGTCAACCACTATTGTCACTATCCCAGGAACTGCAATTGGTGGTGTAACACCAACTGATGATGCAACATTAGCAGTATCTTCACTTAGAGACGACAAGATTATTGTTGAAGTTACAGAGGCAAATTCTAGAGTTGCAATTGCTGGTATTGATGATTGGTACAACTCACAAACTCTGGGTCTTGATAACTCAACTATATTCTGGAGAACGATTGCACCAAAACCAGGAACATCGGGTTATGTTGCCGAAAGAAATGGTGAGAATGATGAGATGCACCTCGTCGTTGTTGATGACAGCGGTTCACTGACTGGTGTAAGAGGAAATATTTTAGAGAAACATCTTGGTCTCTCTAAAGCAACAGATACAGTATCTCAAGTCAATTCTCCACAAAAACTGTGGTATAAGAATTACTTGGCAAACTTCTCAAGATATCTGTATGCTGGTGCAAACCAAAGCACACAGAATGATGTATTCCACAATACATTCCCAACATCAACTGTATTCTCTTTAGCTGCAACTCCAACAATCTATCCATTCTCTGATCCAGCAACAATATTCTCTGTTCCAAGTGCTCTGAATAATTTGACATGGGATAGAAATGCTCAAGGAGCAACCTTTAGTTCTATTGGACCAGTAACATACACTCTTGAAAGTGGTAGAAACTACACTACTCAGGGAAATCTGAAGTCTGGTCTTGGTTCTATTATTGAAGCATATGAATTATTCAACAATAAAGAAGATGTTGCAGTTGATTACTTGATCATGGGTCCTGGTTTGGACACTGTTAGTGATTCACAAGCAAAGGCAAACAAACTAATCTCAATTGCAGATGGAAGAAAGGACTGTGTGGCAGTTGTCTCTCCACACAGAGCAAGTGTTGTTGATTTGACCAATCCAGTTGTTCAAACAAATAATATTCTTGAGTTCTTTGGTCCACTTTCATCGTCTTCTTATGCAATCTTTGATAGTGGATACAAGTACACCTATGATAGATTCAACAATCTCTTCCGTTACATTCCATGTAACGGAGATATTGCTGGTCTGATGTGCAGAACAAACATCATTGCTTACCCATGGTTCTCACCTGCAGGTCAGCAAAGAGGTGTTATTAAGAATGCAATTAAACTTGCATACAATCCAAACAAAACACAAAGAGATTCTCTGTACTCTGCAAGAATTAACTCAGTAGTTAATCAGACTGGCGCTGGCGTAATCCTCTTCGGTGATAAGACAGCACTTGCATATGCATCTGCATTTGACAGAATTAACGTTCGCCGTTTGTTCTTAACAGTTGAGCAATCACTGCAAAGAGCAGCAGAAGCACAACTCTTTGAATTCAACGATCAGATTACAAGAACAAACTTTGTAAACATCGTTGAACCATATCTCCGCGATATTCAATCAAAGCGCGGACTCTATGACTATCTCGTAATTTGCGACGAGACTAACAACACCCCTGACGTTATTGATAACAACGAATTTAGAGCAGACATCTTCCTGAAGCCTGCTAAGTCTATTAACTATGTAACTCTGACATTCGTTGCTACAAGAACTGGCGTCAGCTTTGAAGAAGTCGCTGGTAGAGTTTGATCTACTAGATGATTAAATAACTAAGGAGGACCAAAACAAATGGCACGCGCAATTAGAACTATCACCGACTTCAAGGCAAAACTTCAAGGCGGTGCAGCAAGACCAAACCTGTTTGAAGTTAGCATTCCATCATTCCCATCCAGCGTAACTGGTTGGGATGATGAGACCTTTAACTTCCTGTGCAAAGCAGCAGCACTGCCTGCTTCAAACGTTGCACAAATTGAAGTTCCTTTTAGAGGTCGTATTCTGAAGGTTGCTGGAGACAGAACATTCGATGTTTGGACAGTTACCATCATTAACGATGAAGACTTCAAACTGAGAACAGCATTTGAGCAGTGGATGAACCAAATAAGCAAGTTGGATAACGCTACTGGCGCTACCAACCCAGGATCTTACATGGTTGATGCATATGTACATCAACTTGGAAGAGGTGCAACTAAATTCTCCACATCAAATACATCTGACACCACAAATACCCCACTGAGAACATATAGATTCTACGATATCTTCCCAACTAACGTATCTCAAATTGATCTGTCTTATGACACATCAGATACTATCGAGGAATATACCGTTGACTTCCAAGTTCAATGGTGGCAAGCAGAGGGTAATGACCAAACTGGCACTGCTATTGTATAATAAATAGTACTAACAGTTTTAGTTACCAATTATAATGGCCAAATTATTTGGATTTTCGATAGAAGATAACGATAAGAAACCCAAAGGTGTGGTCTCCCCCGTTCCTCAAAATAATGAGGACGGGGTTGACCATTATTTAACCAGCGGGTTTTTTGGTTCGTATGTAGATATTGAGGGAGTATATAAATCAGAATATGATCTGATTAGAAGATACAGGGAGATGGCACTACATCCCGAAGTCGATGGTGCTATCGAAGATATTGTTAATGAGGCGATTGTAAGTGATACTAATGATAGTCCAGTACAAATTGAGTTATCAAACCTCAATGCTAGTGATGGACTAAAGAAAAAAATTAGAGAAGAGTTTAAGCACATTCTGGAGATGATGGACTTCGATAAGAAGTGCCATGAAATTTACAGAAATTGGTATGTTGATGGAAGACTATATTACCACAAAGTAATTGACATAAAAAATCCTACAGACGGAATTCAAGAATTGCGTTACATTGATGCATTAAAAATGCGGTTTGTAAGGCAAGCAGGTAAGAAAAAACCAGAAGATGTTAGATATTTACCTAGTGGAGAAAAGGATCCAAAAGATACTGGATTCCCAGATATTCAAGAATATTTTGTTTATAACCAATCAGCAAGTCAGACTGGAATCATTAATAGAGGCAATAATCAAGCTTCTAATGGTGTTAAATTCTCCAAAGATTCAATCACATATTGTACATCTGGTCTTGTAGATCGCAATAAAAATCTTACTTTATCATATCTTCATAAAGCAATTAAGTCTCTCAATCAGTTAAGAATGATTGAAGATTCTTTGGTTATCTATCGCCTATCTCGTGCTCCCGAACGTCGCATCTTTTATATTGATGTTGGCAACTTGCCTAAAATGAAGGCAGAACAATACCTCCGTGATGTTATGATGAGATATCGTAACAAGTTGGTTTATGATGCTAATACTGGTGAGATTAGAGATGATAAAAAATACATGTCAATGTTGGAAGACTTCTGGTTGCCTCGCCGCGAAGGTGGTAGAGGAACAGAAATCTCTACACTTCCTGGTGGACAAAACTTAGGAGAGTTATCTGATATCAAGTACTTCCAAGAGAAGTTGTATCGTTCCCTAAATGTACCATCATCTAGAATTGGTGGACAAGAAGGATTTAACCTCGGTCGTTCTTCTGAAATTTTAAGAGACGAACTTAAGTTTACTAAATTTGTTGGTAGACTTAGAAAGAGATTCTCAAATATGTTTAATGATTTGTTGAGAACTCAACTTCTTCTTAAAAATATTGTATCTCCAGAAGACTGGGAGATCATGTCTGAACATATTCAGTATGACTTCCTTTATGATAATCATTTCTCTGAACTTAAAGAAGCAGAGTTGATGACAGAGCGACTTAATATTGCAGCAACCGCTGAACCATATATTGGCAAATATTATTCTCAAGATTGGGTACGTCGTAAAATTCTTCGTCAGACAGATGAAGAGATTATTGAACAAGATAAACTCATTAAAAAAGAGATTGCCGCTGGAATTATTCCAGATCCAAATGCACCAATTGATCCTGCAACTGGAGAACCAATGCCTGCTGGTGGTGAAGATTTGGGAGCACCAATTCAAGAACCAAATCTTGATGGTGCAAAAGATGGAGGAAGTACTGAAGCACCTGGAATTGTTTAGTTATGAATCGTTATCATAGATTTTTAGATATTGGGGAGTATATCCCCAATATTGATGTGTCTAAGTATAAAACAGAAGGAATACGTTGGCCAGAATTTCATAAACAGTTGCAATTTGAAGATCTTGACAACGATAAAATAAAACCATGGTTAGAGAGTATGGGATTTACCTCTACCTGGATAGAATTTTTCTATACTCCACCTCATGATGATGGAGTAATACATTCAGATAATGTCTATTATGCTGACTGGGCAAAACTTATATTCCAATTTGATGGAGAAGGAACCACAATGAGGTGGTGGAAATCTGATATGGTTATGCGAGTTAGCACCAGCGCAGAACAAGTTTGTTCAACAGATATTCCAGAAAGAAGTGAATATAATGTTGGAGATAGAACTAACGATCATTATCATGGACAAGTTTTAGTAACAAGAGAACAATATTCAACTCTTGAATATGAAGCAGATGTATCAACACCAAGTTTAGTTAACGTTGGACCACTTCATAGTTCACACAATCCAACAGATAACAAAAGATTTACTATTACTATTGCTTTGATGGATAAAAATACTCCATATGAGAGAAGAATTTTGTGGGATGAAGCATTAGAAGCATTTAAACCTTACATAATTGATTCTTCAGTAGACCTTTACGCCTCAAAATAAAAACGGTGTGGGGATCATTCTTATCAAATTCTTTGAACTCGGTATCAATTTTATACTTACTATCAGAGCATTCAAGATAGAACGGATATTCAGCGTTCTCATCAAAAATGAATGCTCTTTGTAGTTTCAATACATCGGATTCAACATTAATAAATGATCTACTAACGTCTTCTGTCATCTTAAATATGGCATCTTTATTATTAAACATAAATGCAAAACTTCCTGCATGTAATGTGTGCCCATGCTTACCAGTGCCAAGTATCTTTCCAGTCTTCATGTAGTGACTTACTGCTCTCTCAATTTCTCTGTAGTGATCACCAATAATGCCAGTATCATTCCTAACATGATCAAATAAAGCATCATAAAACTTTCTATAAGTTATGTTTAAATTATTGAAGAAGTGTTTTGCAATTAACTGAGTATATCCCGCAATATGGAATTGAACTATCAACCAACCATACATATATGCCTCAATAAGTTCATCATTACTCATTGTATTTGTTTCTGATATTAATTCTATAACTTCTTTGATGTCATATTCGTCATTACTGAATGACATATAATCTTCTGCTTTAATAGTTTTGATGCCAAAGACTTCTCTAGAAGTTGCGCTGTTTAGTTCTGTATCACCAAACATTTGGCAAAACCAAACATCAATTGATTCGTGTTGTCCACATTCAAGAATTTTTGAAAATCCTTCTTTCCAACTATCTAAAGTCTCATCTGGCAGACCAAGGATAAGTTCAGTATATGTTTTTACTCCATATTTTTTACTTTTCTCAATCTGCTCTGAGATTTTATTGATGCTCATGTTCTTACGCTTAATTGATTTAAGCGTTGGTTCGTTCATAGTTTGAACACTCAATGTTACGCCTCTACTAATATCCCCAAGAATTTGTGCGATCTCAAAAATAACCTCAGTTGAATTTTTTGAGTATTGAACGTTGATTGCTTCAAGTTTACCTTCATCTGCTGCCTTTCTAAACAACTTTGCAATCTCAACATCGCGTTCTTTAAACATGCCGAAGTTTGCATCGGCATTAAAAATAAAACCAACATTGTGCTTTGCTGCCCAATCAATATCTTCTTTGACTCGTGTTATATCAAAATGCTTTACTTTTTGATATGTCATTCCACCCCAATCACAATAAGTGCATCTATGAGGACACCCACGATTTGTTTCTATAGTCATTGACCAGAGAACATTTGGATTCTCTTTAATAATTTTATTAAAGACTCCCATTTGATATGGACTTGGGAAATCAAGGTCTTCAATTCTTTGTTTTCTGTAGATTCTCTCAAAAGGTTCTCTATGCATTACTTTTCTAAGAAGATCTAAGAATGCTTCTTCTCCTTCAGATATGATAATACAATCTATAAATTCATACTTTGCAAGTTTATCAGTTGCCTGTGGTCCACCAAATTCAATAATGCACTCAGGATATTTTTCTTTAATTAATTTTGCAACATGCAGATTGTATTGCTCATTCCAAATATAACAACTAAAAGCACAGACTGCAGGATTATCCAATCTATTGACAAGTTCTTCAGGATTCTCTCTTTTAAAAATTAAATCTTTAAGATAATATCCACTTGCAATATCTTCATACTGGGTACAATATGCCCACAAACAACCTACACTATAAGGTAACCAATACGTATCTTCGTTTCTAACTTCTACCGCATATTGCGGTTGGAACATGTATAGATTTCTCATAATTTTACAATAGTATTTTTATCAAGACCTTTGCGCTTTAATACCCACATGTCATATCTCTCAGATTCTTCTCTAGGATTACAAATATTGTAGTTGGTATTCCTATCTTCCCAAGTGTCCAAATCGAATGGTAAAGATAATTTTATTGGATACTCTCTATGTGGATTATATACAAATTCTTTTTGGAAATCTAGTAGGTAATCTTCAACCTGCCAACATTTAGAGATTAGACCAAATGTATGCTCTTTATTCTCCCAAAATAAATTGTAGTCCGTCGCCATTGACATTTCTAATGCATGTCCAGTGCTGTCGGTAACTTTTCCAGTGGTCATGTAATTATATATTTTGTCGTAGAGATTTTTATAATGCTGCCCAAATAAAACAGGATCACTTTTTATTGCACTAAACAATCGGTCATAAAATTCTCTATATTTGGTTTTATTTTTGTTTCTATAATACTTTGATATTACTTGAGAATATCCATTGATATGGAATTGTACTATCATCCATGCATAAAGATACGCCTCTATTAATTCTTCTGTCGGTAATGTATTCGTTCCTTTAATAATTTCTACGGTCTCTTTAATTTCTATACAATCTTTAGTATTTGTGAATGATACATAATCTTCTGCTTGTACTGTTTGAATTCCATATACTTCTCTCGATAAAGCACTGTTCAATTCAGTGTTGCCAAAAACTTGACAGAACCAAACGTCAATAGACTCATGTTGACCGCATTCTAGTAGGGTGCAAATTCCATCCTTCCAAGACTCTAATGTTTCTTCAGGTAAACCAAGAATCAATTCGGAGTATGTACGAACTCCCCATTTTCTGGCAAGTTCCATATGTCCTTTGAGGTCTTTTATATGTAAATTTTTTCTCTTAATTGCTTTAAGAGTTGGTTGATTCATACTCTGAACACTGACGGTAACACCACGTCTCGCAAATCCACCCATCTCTTTTGTAATCTCAAATACAACCTCATTTGAGTTTTTGGAGTACTGAAGAACAATATCTTCGATCTTGCTATTTGGATGATCTCCCGCTTTCTTCAATAGTTTTGCAATCTCCAAATCTCTCTCAGCAAATATTCCAAAATTTGCATCAGTCATCATTAAGAATGCCACGTTATTATCACGCGCCCATTCAATATCATCTTGAACTCTTTGCAAGTTAAACTTGTTAATTTTACTCATAGTCGTACCACCCCAGTCGCAGTAAGTACATCTATGGGGACATCCTCTATTAGATTCAATAACAGTTGCCCACAAAGTATCTGGATTTTCGGAGACCAATTTATCAAACAATCCAGTTTGATATGGACTCAGAAACTCTAAGTCTTGTATTCTTCCCCTCTCGTAAATGCGAGTTATATCTTTTCCTTCTACAATAGTTCTCAGTAAATCCAAGAAGTTAACTTCACCATCTCCCCCAAGCATAATGCAATCGATAAAATCATTCTCATCGAGCATTTTTTTAGTTGCTTGCGGTCCACCAAATTCAATAATACACTCTGGATATCTTCTCTTAATTAGTTCTGCAATAGTTAAGCAATATCTCTCGTTCCAAATATAACAACTAAATGCACACAAACGCGGGTTGTCTAATCTATCTAATAGTTTATCTGGATGTTCTCTTTTAAAGATGATATCTTTTAACTCGTAATTATCTTTAATGTCATCAAATTGTCCACAGTAACTCCATAGACAAGCAACACTATAAGGTAACCAATAATTATCTTCCTTTCTTACTTCAACTGAATACTGAGGTTGAAAAAGATAAACGTTCCGCATTATTCATCGCCAGGTCGTAGAAATATTTATCGTCCCATCTGGAAATGTCTTTTTCCATTAGAACATCATTATCTTTACCATAAGTAAAGAACTCATCTAGGGTAAAATTATCCCTATCATTACTCCACCATTCATGATATGCCTCATGACATTTAACAAAACTAAGTTTTGGTTTCCAATCTAGTTCTCCAAATGGTCCTTGATGACTAATTCCAGCAAGGTATGGATTCATTGGGATTAGTGGTATCGAATAACTTTTACCCGATTGATTTATATAATAGTCTGGACCACCAGAAGTTGCAACATAGTCCCAACCATCATGTATTCCAGAGTCTCTATCAATGTAAATATGATTCGCAATTCTGTAATCAAATTTATATTTGCCCGATGGTTTATGGAGACTAACTAACTTCTCAACATAATCTCTTCTCAACAAACATGGTCCCAAAGAGTACTGTGGTCTAGTTGGATGTAAATAAAACGGAATTATATCTGGAGATTCAAATCCAAGTTGAATACAGTCCCAATCATATGGAACTCTATTCATAAACTCTTCCCAAGTGAAGTGCCATTTTGTTATTAGAGATAAGTCATAATCATCTTCCATAAAAAGAAGATAATCTTGATCGGTTGTCAACCAGTCTTCAAAAAAATCAAACAATAAAGAACCATACCAGTTTATCCATTGAGAACAGTTATCTGGATATGTGCCTGTTAGGTTATCTAAAAAGTTTTTTGGTGGACCATCTTTAGGGCAAGATAACATCTCAACTCTTGTATAAGATAATCCAAGAGAATCAAACTGAGATTCCATATACTGCTTTCTATCTACTTTACGATCAACATTTGTATAGTAGATATGAGGGAACCCATCCATTACAAAAACCCTTTTTCGTATTTATCCTAAATAACTCGGTAATCTACAGTATAGCAATGGACGACCTTCTAGATATGATTATTAGTGATGAATCACCCACTAATGTATCAGATAAGATTAAAGAGATTCTTTATACCAAATCTGCCGAAAAAATTGAAGCGATTAGACCAGGAGTTAACAACTCCATGTTTGACGAAGAAGAGTTTAAAGACGCTGAAGACTGAAGGTTAATAAATAACTAAATAACCAACCGTATTCTAAAATGAAACTCATTAGAGAAGAAATTGAGAAGGTAGAAGTTCTCACTGAAACCGTAAACGGTAAGAAGAATATGTTCATTAAGGGCGTATTCCTTCAGAGTGAGATGGTCAACCGTAATGGTAGAATGTATCCCTTCAATATTATGGAAAGGGAAGTAAAGCGTTATACCAAAGACTATGTTGCTAAGGGTAGAGCACTTGGGGAGTTAGGTCACCCCGATGGTCCTACCGTAAACCTCGATAGAGTTTCACATAAGATTACTGAGTTGAGGCAAGACGGCAATAACTTCGTTGGCAAAGCGCAGATTCTGCACACTCCAATGGGTAAAATTGCTGAGGCGCTTCTGAAGGACGGAGTTACTCTTGGAGTATCTTCTCGTGGTATTGGTTCTTTAAGAGACAATATTAAGGCAGGTTATAAAGAAGTTGGCGAAGATTTTATGCTTGCTACTGCAGCAGATATCGTTGCCGATCCTTCCGCTCCCGATGCATTTGTTGAGGGAATTATGGAAGGTAAAGAGTGGGTCTGGGATGGTGGCATCCTCCGCGAAAAACTCGCCAGACAAACTCAGAGAAGAATTGAAGAAGCAGCAAGGTCAAGGGTTTTGGAAGAGAAGAAGTTATCTCTCTTTAATGACTTCCTCAATTCACTTTGACGCTATATATACAGTTCAATTTTTCAATTTAATAAATAAATATAGATTAAATTACAAAGGTTAATCGGAGAGTCTCAAATGTCTAGTGACAACAATTTACAGGAAATGGAAGCAGGCACAAGTCAATCCAAGACCGCTGTCAATGCAGGTGCAAAGGCAGGGGATCCCATGCAGAAGCTTGCTCCAGGCGCAGTAGCAGGTCAAACTGGATCCTGGGAAGATCTTGGTGGTCCTACACCAGAAAACTATAAGTCTGATGACAATTCAGCAGCACTTAAAACTCCTGGTGCAACCCTTAAGCAAGTTAAGGATGTTGTAACCAAGGGTGCTAAAGGTGCTGATCCTATGAAGGGTCTGAAGAAGAGTGACGCTGTTAAAGAGGAAGAAGAACTCGACTCTGAAGAGTATATCGAAGAGGATGAGGAAATCACCGATGAGGCAGAGGTAGTTTCTGAAGAAGAGGAAACCGAAGAAGAGGTTGTCTCTGAAGAAGAGGAAACTGAAGAAGAGGTTGTCGCTGAGGCAGACGAGATCGAAGAAGAGGAGTTTGATGTCACTGAAGACGTTAGCGCCCTCCTCGATGGTGAAGATCTCTCGGAAGAATTCCAAGAGAAAGCACGCACCATCTTTGAAGCAGCACTGAGATCAAAGGTCGAAGAGATCAAAGAAGGTCTCACCGCTGCTTACGACGAAGCATACGAAGAGCGCCTCATGGAAGAGGTAACCGAGATCAAGTCTGCTCTTGAAGAAAGAGTTGACTCGTATCTTGAGTATGTTGCAGAAGAATGGGTCACCGAAAATAGACTTGCCATTGAGGGTGGACTGAAGGCAGAAATGTCAGAGTCCTTCATGGCTGGTCTGAAGGGACTTTTTGAAGAGCATTATGTATCAATCCCTGAAGAGAAATATGATGTACTTGAGAGCATGGTAGAAAAACTTGATGACATGGAGACAAAACTCAACGAGCAGATCGAGAAGAATATCCACCTTAACAAGCGCCTCTCTGAGTCGGTTGCAGATGGAATCTTTGATGAAGTAGCAGAGGGTCTTGCACTCTCTCAAAAAGAGAAGCTCGCTTCACTTGCCGAAAGTGTTGAGTTTGAAAGTGCAGCAAAATATCGTGAAAAACTGGAGATGCTGAAGGAGTCATACTTCTCAGCAAAGAAAGCTCCTAAAGCGCAGACCGAAAATCTGTCTGAGGAAGTAGATGTTGATGCAACAGGTCATACACCTGATTACATGAACAGCTACCTCAGAACTCTCGGTGCTGTTAGCAAAAAGTGAATTTAATATAATTCAAACCAAAAAACACATTTAGTAAAGGTAAAAGCAAATGTTCCAATCAGAGCATCTGCAGGAAAAGTGGAGTCCACTTCTCGACTATGAGGGTCTTGATCCAATCAAAGATTCCCACAGAAGAGCGGTAACCGCAGTCCTGCTGGAAAACCAAGAAAAGTTCCTGAGAGAGCAGCAAGCATTCTCTTCAGGTATGCTGAACGAAACCCCAACCAACGCAGCTAACGCTGCTGGTGCATCAGGCGGTTTCTCAGGTTCGGCTGATGCAGCAGGTCCTGTTGCAGGTTTTGATCCCGTTCTGATCTCACTGATCAGACGCGCAATGCCTAACCTCGTCGCATATGACCTGGCAGGCGTTCAACCAATGAGCGGTCCTACTGGACTGATCTTCGCAATGCGTTCACGCTACACCAATCAGAGTGGCGCAGAAGCACTGTTCAACGAAGCAGATACCGCATTCTCTGGTCAACCTGATGGTCTTGATCAGGCTGCTGGCTTCTCCGATGGAGTTGCTGGTATGGGTACTACTTCACAAGCAGGTAGCAATCCTGGTCTCCTGAACCCTGTTGGTTCAGCATCATCCACTGGCTACAACGTTGGTCAGGGTATGGTAACTGGCGACGCTGAGAACCTGGGTAATGGTGATGGCAACCAGTTCAACGAGATGGCATTCTCAATCGAGAAAGTTCTCGTTGAAGCAAAGTCAAGAGCACTGAAGGCAGAATACAGCCTTGAGCTTGCACAAGACCTGAAGGCAATTCATGGTCTGAATGCAGAAGCAGAACTTGCTAACATTCTCTCCACTGAGATCCTCGCTGAGATCAACAGAGAAGTTATCAGAACCATCTATAAGGTTGCTGAGCAAGGCGCTGCTGCTAACACCGCAACTCCTGGCGTATTCGACCTCGACATCGACTCCAACGGTCGTTGGTCAGTTGAGAAGTTCAAGGGTCTGCTGTTCCAAATCGAGCGCGACGCTAACGCGATTGCACAAAGAACTCGTAGAGGAAAGGGCAACGTAATCATGTGTTCTGCTGACGTTGCTTCGGCACTGTCAATGGCAGGCGTTCTGGATTACACCCCAGCACTCAACGCTAACCTGAACGTTGATGACACTGGCAACACCTTCGCTGGTGTTCTGCTCGGTAAGTATCGCGTTTATATCGATCCTTATGCTGCAAACGTTGCTGCTCAGCAGTACTACGTTGTAGGTTACAAGGGTTCTTCACCTTACGACGCAGGTCTCTTCTACTGCCCATACGTACCCCTCCAGATGGTACGTGCAGTTGGCGAGAACACCTTCCAGCCCAAGATCGGCTTCAAGACCCGTTATGGTCTTGTTGCAAACCCCTTCGCAGAAGGCACCGAGCAAGGTCTGGGTCGTCTCAAGGTCAACCAGAACCGTTACTACAGAAGAGTTCAAATCAAGAACCTCATGTGATCCATCGGATTCACAATCTGTATACGAGAGACCCGCAAGGGTCTCTTTTTTTATCTAAATAGTCCATATACTTGTACGTCTAACCGTGGCAGTAGGAAACGCATATAGTAATCAAATTCAAAATAGGAACTTCCTATCTTCAATTGGGTTTAGATTTACTCTCACGAGAGCAAGGAAGGTATCATTCTTTTCAAACTCTGCAAATATTCCAGGATTAAGTCTTGGTGTTGCGGAGCAACCATCATATCTCAAGAACATTGATATTCCTGGAGATAAAATTCAATTTAATGATTTTACTTTAAGATTTATTGTTGATGAGAATCTCGAAAATTACATGGAGATCCAACGATGGATGAGAGGACTAGGATTTCCAGAGTCTTTAAATGAGATATATGACTTCCAAGAAGATCAAACAAATAATGTTGGTTATGATAGTAATTCAATGAATATCTATTCTGATGGATCTCTTGTTGTTATGAATAGTAATAATAGACCACAGTTTGAAGTCGTATTTAAAGACATGTTCCCATATGATTTGGGAGACATGCAATTTGATGCTACCAATTCAGATACCGAATTCTTTACGGCAGAGGTATCTTTCAAGTATACTATTTACAATATATTAGATAGAAACGGCAAACCTTTATGATTTTAGATTTGGATGAGATCCAGAAGATGTGGGAAAAAGACGCCCACATTGATATGGATAATTTGCATCAGGAATCGATTAACGTTCCTGTTTTACATGCTAAATATTTTGAGATCTATAATACCGTAATTTTACTGAAGAAAAAGGCGGAACAGACCCGCAAAAATATTAGACACGAACGGTACGAGTATTTTACAGGAAAGGCAGATCCAGAAGTCTACACAGAAAATCCTTTCCCCAAAAAAATTAGAGACAAAGATACGCTCCAAAAGTATTTGGATGCTGACGAAAAATTATCACAAGTCAGTTTAAAAGTTGAGTATTACGATACCATTTTAAATTACTTGGAAAGTATTCTTAAGGTAATTCAAAATAGAACTTACCAAATTAAGAATGCAATAGAGTTCCTACGATTCCAAGCAGGATATGGTTAATAACTATGATCTCATTATTCAAAAATCAAATGAGGTGTTTTTAAAAATTCAATGCGAACCACACGTTGAATATGAATTAAGAGACTACTTTAAATTTGAAGTTCCTAACGCCAAATTCATGCCTCAATATAGAGGTAGAAACTGGAATGGGGAAATTCACTTATTTGATATGAGATCAAAACAATTGTATATTGGTTTACTTGATAAATTAATATCCTTTTGTGAAAACTATAGATATACGTACAAGTTTGAAGATAATAAATTCTATGGTATGCCCTTTGAAGTAAATGAGGGTATATCAAAAGAAGGTGTCAAGGATTACATGAATTCTATTACCTCAATTCGTCCCAGAGACTATCAAATTGAGGGAGTATACGATGCTTTACGACATAATAGAAAATTATTGATATCACCAACTGCCTCAGGTAAATCATTGATGATTTATTCAGTAGTTCGGTATTACTCAGATAAACAGAAAAAAATCCTCTTAGTTGTTCCAACGACATCTCTAGTAGAGCAGATGTATAAAGACTTTGAGGATTATGGTTGGGATGCTCAGACATATTGCCATAAAATTTATTCTGGACGGGAAAAAGTATCTGATGCTCCTGTCACAATAACCACTTGGCAATCAATTTATAAACTTGACCGTTCATTTTTTGAACCTTATGAGGTGGTCATTGGCGATGAAGCACACCTTTTTAAGAGTAAGTCTTTAATATCTATAATGACTAAACTTGCTGATGCAAAATATAGATTTGGATTTACTGGAACACTTGATGGAACTCAAACCCACAAATGGGTTCTTGAAGGTTTGTTTGGTCCTTCCTACAAAATTGTCAGAACTGCAGAGTTGATGGCAAAGGGTCATTTATCAAAATTGGATATTACTTGTTTAGTGTTAAAACATACTCCACAAATATTTCCTACCTATGAAGATGAAGTTCAATTTATTATATCACATGAGCGTAGGAATAATTTTATTAAAAACCTTGCTATAGATTTAAAAGGTAATACTCTTATTCTATTCTCAAGAGTAGAAGCACATGGTAAACCTTTATTTGAACTTATTGAGTCTAGCGTGAAGAGTAACAGAAAAGTATTTTTTGTTCATGGTGGTGTAGATACTGTGGAGAGAGAACAAGTAAGAGAAATTACAGAGAGAGAAAGTGATGCAATTATTGTCGCTTCTTATGGTGTATTCTCTACTGGAATAAATATAAGAAACCTACACAACGTTGTTTTTGCATCTCCCAGTAAATCTAGAATACGTAATTTACAATCTATTGGTAGAGTCTTAAGAAAAGGCAAGAACAAAACAAAAGCAATGCTTTATGATATATCTGATGATTGCACACATAAGGCAAGAAGGAATTACACACTAAACCATCTTATAGAAAGAATTAAAGTTTACAATGAAGAAAATTTTAACTATGAGATTATAAACGTTAATTTAAAGGAATAGTCAAATGATGGAAGATGACTTTTACGCAACTATAAAGTTAAAATCTGGAGAAGAGATATTCACTAAAGTATCTCCATGTATAGAAGAAGATAATACATTCCTCTTAGTATCTAATCCAATTACTTACTCTCAAGTAAGAGTTAGAGGTAACAAACAAGGATATAAACTAGAACCCTGGTTAAAGACAACAAGAGATGACATGTTTATTATTGACATGGATGATGTTATCACCATGAGTGAATCTAGGGATATTGAAATGATTATGATGTATCAGTCTTGGTTACGGGAATCTAAAGACTTCTCTGATTCAGAAGATCCACATGGAATCAGAAGGAAGATCAATAGAAAAATGGGTAGGATAGGTAACGTAAGTGATACTAAAGAGATCTTAGAAAGGTTATATAAAGAAAGCTAATATTGTTTCTGAACCTCCACAAAGGTTATTGTACACAGTTTGGAGACCCTTGTCAAGCTTTGTTTATTGAAGACAAAGTGTTATAATACAGACAATAGTATTAAATAGAGTAATGATAAACAGTAGTGCAATGACTAAAAGAAAAAGATCCGTACACTATGTTAACAACAAAGAACTCTTAGAAGCTTTAATTCAGTACAGAGCAAGAGTCGAAACAGACTTTATACAAAAGCATAAAAGAGAACCAACCAAAGAAGATAGATCAAAACATTGGGAAGGTAAACCTCCAATCACAAACTATCTTGGAGAGTGTTTTTTAAAAATTGCTACTCACCTGTCGTTTAAACCTAATTTTGTTAACTACATATTTAAAGACGACATGATTTCAGATGGGATTGAAAACTGTGTCCAGTACATCCACAATTTTGATCCTGAGAAGTCTCAAAACCCGTTTGCTTATTTTACTCAAATTATTCACTACGCGTTTCTACGTAGAATACAAAAAGAGAAAAAACAATTAGAGATTAAAAATAAGATTCTTGAAAGAACAGGTTACGACGAAGTGTTCTTTGATGACAATCTTATTGATGGTGTGAATTATTCGGACTATAATTCTATTAAAGATAGTGTCCATTCTAAATCTAGATATCAATGAAGGTTGCTATAATTACAGACCAACATTTTGGTGCTCGTAAAAATTCCAAGTTGTTCCATGATTATTTTTTAAAGTTCTATGATGAGGTATTCTTTCCTAAACTAATCGAAGATGGCATCACTACCGTTGTAGATATGGGAGATACTTTTGATAGTAGAAAAGGAATTGATTTTGCTGCTCTTGCCTGGGCAAAGGATAATTATTATGATCGATTAAAAAAACTTGGTGTTACCGTACATACAATTGTAGGAAATCATACTGCATATTATAAAAACACGAATGAAGTAAATGCAGTAGATCTTCTTTTACGAGAATATGAGAATGTTAAAGTTTATTCTGAGGCAACAGAAACTAAACTGGATAATTTAAATGTATTGTTTATTCCTTGGATTAATGAAGAAAACACTAGTAGTACTTTCCAGACTATTAAAACTACAAGTTGCTTATGTGCGATGGGGCACCTTGAGCTCAGCGGATTTCCAGCTTATCGTGGACACACCATGGAAGAAGGTGTGGACCGCAAATTATTTAAGAAGTTCACCCATGTCTTCTCTGGTCACTATCACACTAGATCGACAGACGGAAAGATATTTTACTTAGGAAATCCTTACGAGATATATGCCAATGATATTGGTGATGTTAGAGGATTCCATATTTTTGACACAGATACTTTAGAGTTGACGCCAGTTAATAATCCATTCAAGATGTATGAGGTTATTGAATATGAAGATAATAATCATCAAACATTTGATACAAGATCTCTTGAAGGCAAGATTGTAAAGTTAATAGTTCGTAAAAAAACAGATGCTAAAAAATATGAAAAGTTTGTTGATAAACTAATAGCATCTAATATCTCAGAGTTAAAACTTGTAGAGTCATTTGTCGAGGCAAAAACCGAATTGCAAGATTATGATCCTGAGTCTGAAGATACAATATCGATTCTAAGTAAATATATTGACGATTCTGAGGCATCAATAAATAAACCAGAAATTAAAAAAATAATCCATCAGGTTTACAAAGAGGCTTGCGAATTGGTATAATATGTTTATTCTTACTTTAGCTGGTAAAGAACAAGAGGGAGCATACTCAGTAACAAACGAAGATGGGGATCAAGTTCTTTACATCTTTGAGCAAGAGGATGATGCCGAAAGATTTGCCATGATGCTAGAGGACAAAGACTATCCAGAACTATGTGTTATTGAGGTGGATGATGAGTTGATAATACAAACATGTGAAGTGCATCAATATAACTATACGATAATCACTGCAAATGATCTTGTAATACCGCCAGAAGATAATGATCTTATTTGAAAAACTTCGATATAAAAATTTCCTTAGTACAGGCAATCAGTTTACTGAGATAAATTTTACAACAGCATCTACAACTCTTGTCATTGGCAATAACGGTGCTGGTAAAAGTACAATGCTCGATGCCCTTACTTTTTCTTTATTTGGAAAATCTTATCGTGGGGTTAATAAACCTCAACTTATAAATTCAGTCAACGAAAAAGATTGCTTAGTTGAAATTGAGTTCAAGATTAGTAATACTAAGTGGAAGATAATACGTGGAATTAAACCAACAGTATTTCAGATTTATAAAGACGGAGAGTTATTAAACTCCGACGCTGCTTCTAAAGATCAGCAGACGTGGTTAGAAAGTGTAGTTCTGAAAATGAATTACAAATCATTTACTCAAATTGTTATTCTTGGGAGCAGCAATTTTATTCCTTTTATGCAACTTCCTGCTGCTTCTAGGAGAGAAGTCATTGAAGACTTGTTAGACATTAAGATCTTCTCTTCGATGAATTCTGTTATAAAGGATAAGATTAAAGCGTGCCGAGAAGATATTAGAAATCTCTCACTTAAAAAGGAATCTGTAGAAGATAAACTCAGAATGCAAAAAGAGTTTATTGATGAAGTAGAACGTTTAGGCAAATCTGACATTAAAGCAAAAAAAGAGCAGATTCAAGAACTAAAAGATGCTCAGGATAAATTACTTATTGACTCACTTGCTATTGAGAATCAATTGCAAGAGAAACAAAAAGAACTTGAAGAATACTCTGGAGCAACGTCTAAACTTCGTAAATTGGGAAACCTTAAAGGAAAGATATCTCAAAAAGTTGCAACAATTACCGAAGAGCATAAGTTCTTTACTAACAATACGGTATGCCCTACATGTACCCAGTCTATAGAAGAAGTCTTCAGAATAAATAGAATTAAGGACGCTCAAGATAAAGCAAAGGAGTTGCAATCTGGTTATAAAGAACTAGAAGAGGCAATTAAAGAGGAAGAAGAGCGAGAGCGTCATTTTTCTACAGTGTCAAAAGAGGTAACTACCTTAACACATGAGATTTCTCAAATTAATACTAAGATCTCTGGATACCAGCGACAGGTCAGTGGTCTTGAACAAGAAATTCAAACTGTTGCCGATAGACTTGAAACAAGAAATTCTGAACATGAGAAGTTAAAGAGTTTAGAAGAACAATATAAAATTGTATCTAAAGACGCAGATAGCAATAAAGATCTTTTAATCAACTATAATTTTATTTTTGATTTGTTAAAAGATGGTGGCGTCAAAGGTCAAATTATTAAAAAATATTTACCACTGATTAATAATCAGGTAAATAGATATCTTCAGATGATGGAATTCTTTGTGAACTTCTGTTTGGATGAGGAGTTCAATGAATCCATTCAGTCACCTATTCACGAAGACTTCTCTTATGCTTCCTTCAGTGAAGGTGAGAAGATGCGTATTGACCTTGCACTTCTGTTTACATGGAGAGAGATAGCAAAAATTAAGAACTCATTAAATTGTAATTTGATTATTTTTGATGAGACTTTTGATTCATCCCTTGATGGATTTGGTACAGATGAGTTCATGAAGATTATTAGGTTTGTAATCAAAGATGCAAATACATTTGTTATTTCTCACAAGGAAGGAATGCGCGATAAGTTCTTGAATGTGTTAAAATTTGAGAAGGTGAAAGGATTTAGTAGGTTGGCATCATGAAGATTTTAATCACTGGTCATAGGGGATTTATTGGTAGGAACGTATTTGCTGATTGGCAAAGCACTCACAATAATCTTGTTGTGGGAATGGACTTCCCATATGACATTAGTAACTTTGATGGTGGTGAATATGAGTTGGTTATTCACCTTGCAGCATTTGCAAACATCAGGGATAGTCTAGAAAATCCTCAAAAGTTTTATGAGAATAATGTGGTAAAGTCCAAAAAACTTTTTGATTGGTGTAGAGAAACTAATACAAGACTTTTGTATGCTTCCTCTAGTGCAGTTGAGGAAGATTACTGGGAAAATCCATATGCCATGACAAAATGGATTAATGAGCAAATGGCACCACCAAACTCAGTTGGGATGAGATTTACAACTGTATATGGACCCGATAGTCGTCCAGATATGATGTATCGTATGCTTGAAGATAAAACCGCAACTTATGTGACTAATCACCGCAGAGATTGGATTCATGTTAAAGATGTTTGTCGCGCTATTTGTTATCTTGCAAGTAGCAAAATTTGTGGACCAGTTTCTGTAGGATCTGGAAAATCTGTATCAGTTAGAGAACTTGCTGAGAAGATGGGGATGGGTCACTTGCCAGTTAAAGAACTGACTCCTGGAGAGAGACAAGACAACGTTGCGGATGTTAGTTTGCTAACTAGTACTGGATGGTTCCCTACCATCAATGTTCTGGATACGATCAATGACAACCCCGAATTGGCAACACCACTCTAAAAAAGAACAGAAGAGAAAACTTAAACCTCAGGCGTTGAGAGCAAGGCGTGAAGCACTGCGCCAGTTCAAAAAGCGTCACATGGGTCGTCCAAAGGGCGACCCTTCTTTGTATAATACGTTCAGTTCAAACAAAGACCAATGCCTATCAACCAACAAGTAAAAGGCAATCTTGCTCGCCTCCTTGCTACTGAAGACCTTGTTGTTGAGCACAAGTCCGTTGATACTGCACAATTCAATGTCCATACCCGTGTGTTGACCCTGCCAATGTGGGAGAGGGCAAGCAACACTGTGTATGACCTCCTCGTGGGTCATGAAGTTGGTCATGCATTGTATACGCCAGATATTGACTGGTTAAAGGAACGCAAAATACCACCCCAATTTGTAAATGTAGTTGAGGATGCTCGCATTGAGAAGATGATGAAGCGCCGCTACATGGGTCTGGCAAAGACTTTTTATCGGGGTTATCAGGAACTGTCTGATGACGACTTCTTCTCTATTGGTGATGATGACATCAATACTTACAACCTTGCCGATAAGGTAAATCTCTTTTATAAGGTTGGTAATTATATTCAAATTCCTTTTGATGATGAAGAGAAATTAATTGTTGATCAAGTTGGCAAGTGTGAAACTTTTGATGATGTTCTTGATGCAGCAGAACGACTCTATAATTATTGCAAGAAAAAAGAAGAAGAGAAAGAAAATAAGGTAGAACTTGATTCTGCTGGGAATACAGGAGCGTCATCGTCAAGTGCTCCAAGTGAGATGCCCAGTGAGAATGTAAGTGAAGATTCTTCTGAAGATAAATCTGAGTCGAATCAAAATATTCCAAGTGCTGATAATGGTGGGAGTTCTAAAGCACCAGATATGATGCCTTCGGATGGACCCAGTGAAGAAGAACCTTCGGTGAAAACAGCACAGTCTCTTGAAGATGCATTGAAAGATTTGATTAATGAGAATACATATGAAAATGTTTATCTTGAAATTCCAGATGTTAATCTTGATACTGTAATTGTTCCAAATGCTGATATCTATGAGCAAATCAACTCTACTTGGAATGGATATGCTGAAGAAGATGTTTTTGAATATGTAGATCAAAAGTATGTAGAGTTCAAACGTTCTGCTCAAAAAGAAGTTAGTTATCTTGTTAAAGAGTTTGAGTGTAAAAAGTCTGCTAGTGCTTACGCCCGTGCATCAGTTGCTAAGACGGGTGTTCTTGACACAAGTAAACTTCATACTTACAGGTACAATGAAGACGTATTTAAAAAAGTAACTATTCTTCCTGATGGTAAAAATCATGGTCTAGTTTTTGTACTAGATTGGTCTGGTTCAATGCAGGACGTTATGTTGGATACTGTCAAACAACTTTTTAATCTGGTTTGGTTCTGTAAAAAAGTTTCTATTCCCTTTGAGGTTTATGCTTTCACATATGAGTGGGCAAAGATCAAATATGATTTTGATGGAAGGGCAATCATGCCAGAACCAATGTATGAGAAGCGTGATGGTATCCTACATCTTGGAGAATACTTCTCATTGTTGAATTTGTTTACTAGTAATGTCAAGTCGGGTGATCTTGACATTCAAATGAAAAATATCTTCAGATTGGCAGCATCGTTCTCTCGTACATTTTATACAAGATATCCTTGTCCTAATGGATTGGGTCTTTCTGGAACTCCTTTAAATGAGTCTTTGGTTTGTCTTCATAAAATTATCCCACAATTTAAAAAGAAGAATAATCTGGAGAAGGTTCAATGTGTTATCCTTACTGACGGTGAAGCACCTCCGCTAAAGTATCATCGTGAGGTTAAACGTCATTGGGAATCTGAACCATACATTGGTATTGGTGGAATGAATTCTAGTTGTATTCTTCGTGATCGTAAATTGGGAACAACTTACTCTTTCAACTGTGACTGGTATGAATACCCCAATGTTCTTATCAATAACCTGAAAGATAAATTTTCAGATACTAATTTTATTGGTATTCGTGTTCTTGAATCTCGTGATGCTGGCGCGTTCATTCGTAGGTATGTTGGATTTTATGGAGACGAATTTGATAAGATTATGAATTCTTGGAAAAAGACTCGTGCATTCTCAATCAAGAATACTGCTTACGATTCTTACTTTGGACTAGCAGCAAACGCAATGACCCAAGAGTCTGAATTCCAGGTTGCTGAGGATGCAACAAAAACTCAGATTAAGAGTGCATTTGTCAAGAGTTTAAGGACCAAAAAAATGAACAAAAAAATTCTGAGTGAGTTTATTGATCTTGTTGCGTGACAGTTGATTAACTGGCACATGATCGGAAAAAATCCGATGATGTGCCTCTATAATAACTTTGTTCAAACATCGATCCCACCTAACTAGATCATGCCCCGCAAAATTTCTGTGAACGACGAAGCACTGATTGACAGCATTAAAGAACTGTATGGTTCTGAACTAACTGCTGCAGACATTAGGGGATTCTGTGCCTCTCGTGGTCTTAACTATCAAACTGTTACTCGTCGTCTTGAGAATTTTAAAACTTCTCGTGGTCGTTGGAATCTTGAGGTTACTCAAGATACAGTCAATGAACTTGAAGTTACTTATAATGCTCCTGCAGCAATGCCTGCTATCGAACAGAATCTTATACCAGATAAAGATGATACCTTTGTCAAGTTTGGTAATTTTGGCGACATTAAAAAGATTATTCAGTCCAATCTCTTTTATCCTACGTTCATTACGGGTCTTTCGGGTAATGGTAAAACGTTCAGTGTGGAGCAAGCGTGTGCTCAACTGGGTCGTGAACTAATCCGCGTCAACATTACTATTGAAACTGATGAAGACGATCTTATTGGTGGTTTCCGTCTTGTCGATGGGGCAACTGTTTGGCATAACGGACCTGTCGTGGAAGCACTCCAACGAGGAGCAATCCTGCTACTCGATG